CTTGTATGGCTTGAGGGCTTTGTGCCTCCCATTGATTACCCATACGCATAATCCCCATTTCCTGCAATTTAGGGATAACATGACGGGCAGACTCTGGGTTTTCAGCGATTTGAGATGCGCCTAGGTATAGCATTTCTTGCTTGCCCATCTCTGTCTTTTGCTGGTTTAACAAGGAGTTCTGCTGGCTAGTCTTTACATTCTCGGCTGTGGTTACAACATCACCATAATTAAAGGGTTTAAACATAGTCTTTTCCTATGGGTTTAAATAATCATAAAGCATGTAATTACTTATACCACCTTGAACAGCATTATTTATTCCTGCAGCACTCGTTAAAGCCGCATTTCCTTGGTTAGCTGCATTAGTAGTTAAAGCGTTCCCGATATTGCTAGCGGTATTAGCACCCAATGTTCCTAGATTGGAAGCTGTAGTTTGTCCTAATCCAGATAAGGATGCGAGCCTATTTAAGTAATCCTGATCCCTTCCATATAAATCCTGATTCTGTGACAACCCTATCCCGTAATCCTGCACGTTACGATTATAGTTTGTATTTGACTGCCCTAACTGCCGATTAAATGCATCATTAGCGTATTGTGATGCCGTGCCTACAGCGCGATCATTCAAAGCCGCTAATCTGCCTCCAGAGTTGTACCCTCCTAACTGAGTTTGCGCCCTGTCAGTAGCCTTTAACGCTTCCTGCAAGGCGAATTGATAACCCTGATCGCCTTCAAGGTCAAAGTTAAACCCTCCTGTGCTGCTATATTGCGGCAGATTATTATCCGATGGGCCTAAAGCGCTCTGGTAATCTAATAAAGCATTGCCACCCGCCTCTAACCATGGAGCCATATTCTCCTGAGTGATGTCGAACTGCCTGCGCTGCTCGTCAATACTTGCTTGAGTTGCTCTATCGCTTGCACTTGCTGCGCTATCTGCCGCGCTATTTGCTGAAAGGCCGGATACTACTGAGCTGCCTATAATTGCTGTTGCTATCCATGACATAATTTGTCTACCTCTTTAGTTTCAAGTTGCTGGAATGACTCAGCGATTAATTCATCTTCTAACTTTTCAACATCTGTTTCTTCGCTCATGTGAACCGTAGTCCAAACAGTCTCACTATGGGCATATATAGCCCGTTTAGCACCAGGCTTTGATATATAAGTATAAGGAGCCGTGAGCTTTTCAGTCTTTTCTTTTGATACAACATCAACGCAGCCTTTAGAAATAATACAAATATGTTCAGACTTGTGTATCTTACCAACAACTGTGCAATTTTTAGGCATTCTCATCTCACGAGCATAAAATCCATCAGCAAAGTAATGCTTTACGGGTATATCAGCCTGCTCTAACTTCTCCATTTCAGTCTGCAAGCTGACAATCTTTTTATTGACATCTGGCCTATATAACTCCTGTCTAATGGCAGACCTTAAATTACCCATAATATGCCTCTACGTGTTGTTCCATTAGTCTGTTATAAATCCTCTATATTCTAATACTATGCTAGTTGATGAGCTAAAAGCATCTGTCCAATATATATCAAAAGACGTCCCATCATAAGGGATCATTGTTCTTTGTTTTACGGTAGTCCTTCCTGTAGAACTACCATCATAACAATCAATATAGCCTATTTTATTGTTTGCCGTACTAATCCCAGCAGAACTACTAGCTTCCCTCACATAGATATTAACTGATGCCGTTGATGACGAGTTTGTTGTGACTGATAAATACATATCTACTAACAGGATCGTGGCCGATGACGGAATAATACTTAGAACGCCCCATTCTGTTGAAGTTATTTCCGTCCATACTGCTTCTGTCACGCCTGTAGCTATGCTAATTTGATTATCAGTTATTGCATCACCAGTTACTAACTGTGTATTACCAGCCCGAACATGGTTTGAAAGAACCGTCTCTGTATCGGCTTTAGCGTCTAATTGCGTCTGTATATTGCTAATTACACCATCCAAATAATCAAACTCTGTGTCTGTTACCCCTGTGTCATGCAAAGCATCAAGGTAGTTTAATTCAGTGACTGATCCTGTATATCCATCAAGGGTATTTAATTCCGCCACTGTTGAAGTTAGCCCTGGAATCTTCCCCGCAGTGGACAAATACCCATCACCTGCGCTATTAACTTGCAAGGTAACAGTGTCGTATTGATTTAGCGTAAGGCTTGTAGCGGCACCATCAATTGTGTCTGAGCCTGCTCTCGCCACCGTTACGACCGCTGCGCCTACATTAGTTATAGTGACCTCGTAATCTCCCGTATCACCCGCCACCATTGTCGTAGCGTCTCCTAGCGTGATAGTGAAAGGTGTGCTTGCATGATTGCCTTCAATAACGCTTCTGTTATCAGAAACCAGGCAGGCGTAAGTCGTGGTTTTTTGGGTTACAGTTCGTTTAAAGTTGGCGTCTAACTCAGCATGTGTTAAGGCTGACCCTTTTGCTGCTCTGGTGGTTAATTCTGGCATTTAATTATTTCCTGTATTCAATGGCATTTCTAACGCCTCAATTCTTAAAACATCAGTACCACTATACTCTAATTCATGGTTTCTGCGCCTAAATCTGCCTAATCTATGCTTCTTCTGATATTTTGATGTATCCAGTGTCCGACCTGTGTTAAACGAGGTGTTGCCCTCATTTGACCATCTAATAATCAAATCTTGCGCGTTAGGGGTTATATCTGAAACATGGCGGATGCTTTCAGGGTACTTATGTAGATTCGTACCACCATCCATAGTGCCTAACCTTGATTTCATTGTAATAGCCGTACCCGAACCACTGGACTCAGTGATATAGCCCGTTTCAACATAATCCGTAGCAATATAGGAACTCGCTAATAATGTATCTGAGGGGCTTAGGTCATCGTTGATCGTGATTAGATCCCCGTTAGTCAGGATGCCCTCACCATATCTTTCTATAACACCCTGCCTCTTAGTCCATGCCACTACAGGGAAGTTTGTTATATCGTTAATTGATGTTTTCCACTCACCCCATATACCCGTAGTGTCATCAAATACCAATGTTATATCCGGTACAATGTCTGATGGTGTGGTGTGAATCGTTAGTAAGTAATAAATATGGCCTTGAGCAGACAACCCGCTCCCAACTGCTGCATAGCCATCTTTTACAATAGCCTGAGTTAGATAGGAGTCCAGTGTAGAAGTTGAAACCTTTCTAACCTGAAATTGTTCCATTGTGTAAACCCCTAGCGCACCAGAGTAATTTACACCAATGAAAAACGACCTGTCACCTTCTTCCCAGACTGTCTCTCCAGATGAGCATCCGATGTTATATGAAACGTCCTGCCTGCGGGTTAACGGGCTACCGGCTGAATTAGCGGTATCATGGAAGAACTCTATTGTAGAGACTCCATAGGCTACGATGTTGTCATGGTGCTTACCTAAATAAACACCTCCATCGTTCTCCCTTTCAGCCTCAAGGAAGTCTAATGCGCCCCATGTAGCAGCAGCATCAATGTCACAGTTGTGGATAATCCCGCTCGTGGTCATTACGAATAAGTATTTATCCAGTACCGCACCACCATGAGCTAAAGGTAAGGCGGGTGTTTGTTTAGGAGGGAAGTCAGTATCTGTGATTTCTGTAACCGTATCACCCGAGGTTATAGTAAATCCTTGATCGTTCTCAGCGTCTAATAAAACTAATGTAGTGCCAATCTCAACAAACTTACATTTCTGTGTCCCTGCTGTGGGTGAAGTAGATATAGAGTTTGACTGTGAATTTTTATAAAGCGTCCCATCGTTAACAATATAAAGCGCTGAAGCGGTATCCCAATAATAAATACCTCTGCCTCTAGCGTCTGATATATGAGCACCAGCGTCCTCAAATACATCAATGGATGGGCGCTGAGTGATATAGACCGTCTCTCCTCGCTTTTCAGCAACAGCATTAGTCATCCCAGACTCAAGCTCGGTAATACCTGCACCTGAGAATGCGTTGATATGTAAGTTAGACGCTACTGGTAATCTCATCCGGTATTAATATTATATCTGCGGCCCCTGTAATACTGGCCCGTACCATACGGTAAGTTTCCGTTGTCTATCGGCTCTAAACTTTGGTTAATTAATGTACTTGCAATAATATTTTCACCATCAATTGCTTTCGTTGCAAGCTCTGCTGTTACTGGAACCCTGAATGGTGCTGCACATTCAATTGCAAGGCTTGAAACAATGCCCTTCTCTGCCCAATCAGGTATAGGGATAGTGTCAGCAAGAGTATCTTGCGGAAACCATGATAAATCTTTATCGCTTTGATGCCATGCAGCCATCATCTGATTAAGTGTAGTCAACGCTGTGGCTGAGTCTGTAGCATCCGCTGACTCACCAGCTTCAATAACACCTATTTCCTGCAATGCTTGATCAATAATTTCCTGATTAGTACTCATTTAATCACCTTCAAAACAAATCCCAGTGTGTCGTTATCTTCCTGTTTGGCAAATAGCTCAAAATCTCCTTTCCACCATCCTCGATAGTCTGTCATAGCGTTCTTACCTACCTGCTTTTCATATTGCTCTTGTGATAAGTATATCAAAGATTCAGCAGAAATAATCCTTCGGTGTCCGGGATCACCCCATGCCCACGGGCTATCCCACATCGGACATGAACCAATTAGGAATCCACCTGGCTTTAAGATACGCCAGAACTCATAAAACTGGTTAAAAAAGAACTGCCAGTCACCCTGCTGACCACAATGCTCTAAAACTTCGTAAGCATGTATTTCGTTAAACTGGTTATCATCAAAAGGTAAAGGTAGATTATTTAAGTCATGATGGACATCACAATCAATTGTTGGATCTATATCCAGTGTTGTTAATTGTGTCCACTCTTCAGGGATTTCCTTAAAAGTGACTTTCTTTTTCCTGTCGTTTCCGCATCCGATAAGTAATTCCATTAGGCTGCACTCACATCTTTTTCATCTTGCTCGATTTGCTGTTCTAAGTGCTTCTGTAGATTACCTTCATAACCACCGTGAACAAAATCAAAATTACCCCAAACAGGTATTGGCTTCCCGTACTTCTTCCGGTAGTCATCACAGAAAGTGTAGTCCTCACCAATAAATTTATTATCTTCTGATAGTTTGGTATAAAACAATTGTGGTACAGGCCCATCCTGCCCGTGTATATCCATCTGCACAGCGTCTGCGGCCATCTCTTCCAGAATCTTGCGCTCTATACACAAGAAGCCTGTAGGCACCCTGTCAGCCATTATCCAGTCGTCCTCTACCCATAACCCACCATCTTTGTGCTCTGTGAACTTAACGGGGTAATCTGGTGGCGATTGACGCCTAGGATACACACCAGCACATATCGGCAGTCCGGCCCTGATTAACCCGATAAAAGCCTGTTCCGTGAACTTAAGGTCTGAATCAATAAAAAACAAATGTGTACATTCCTTAAAGTCATCTAAGAATATCTTTACAAAGATGTTACGGGCTAAATCAATAAATGCACCGTTAGCCATAATACTTGCTGACATCTGCACTTGATACAAAGGCGCGCAATAGGTCGCATTAGCTAATGACATAGCGAAGTCAGAATCAACTTTACCGTCATAAGCGGGACATGCTACGAACACATTCCAGTTATCGGGCTTTACAAGCTTTTTCTCTTTACGTTTCTTACCTAGTTTTCTCGTCATAATAAATCTCCCAGATTTGAATAAAAAAGGGCAGGGTTTCCCCCACCCTTCGGTACTTAACTGCTCCCTATAACTACTGGGAGTAAGCTAAAGGTTACAGCAAGTCTTGCTCGTACATGTGGCGTGATGCCAGCTCAGGATACAGACCGGCAAAACCAAACAGAATGTCAATACGACATGGAACCGTATCAGTACCAATTGCATACTGACGGGCTAATCTCATAGAGATCCCATCCTGTGATTGACGCGCACCCCATGCACCGTATTGAGATACATCCTCAAGATCGGCTGTTGCAAAGACAAACGCATCTTTATGGAATTGCAGATCCTGTCCGAATGCGCTAGAAGCTGCGCCGATACGAGCAACCGCATTACCATCAAGATCAGAAATGCCGGACAAAGCACAGTTCTGGAAAGCGTTACCAGAGCCATACATCAATGCAGGCTTAACTGTTACTTCATAAGCCGTAGCCGCTGTGGTCAAGGTTACAGCAGCCTGAGCAACAAAGGTTTTCAGCTTGCCGGTATTAACCTTAGTCTCAGGATGAACATCGTATACACCGGCTACAGTCAGGATATCACCTGCTGTAATCGTAGTAGTTGATGTTGCACCATCGACGGATAGAACGGTTTCACTCGACCATGTGTTAGTCGTAGCCGATGTACCCAGGTTAGCGCCATTAGTTATCGGAGAACCTGCAAGAGAACCTGTGGTATGACTTGGCATCAATGTATTCTCATACACCTCGAAACCACCTGTCTTACCCATCATGCCTTCGCGGTACTGCTTCTCAATGTTAGTGGAAGCATGGAACAGCCCTTTAGTGGCATCCATGAACTCAACTGAGGAATCAGGCCCCATAATAGTTGAACGCTGGTCAAGAGGCCCAAGATTTTTGGTAATGTTAGCTCCACCTTGCTGGAAATACTTATACGTCATTAACGCATTAGTCGTTCCATTGGTGTAGTTATTTACCAACTTATAGGCATCTGCCAGACAATCACCTTCGATCTTAGCGGCTAATTGAGCCATTGCTGGAGAGATAATACGCTCAGAGAAATCATCCAGTTCCATTGTTAATTCAACTGAAGTGAATGACACGTCAACACCGTACTGACTAGATACAGTCAATGGAGTAGAGCGTTCTACATGGTCCTGTGCTGACAGGCTTGCACCGGTACGAACACTATATTTGGATGGCATACGGACATTCAAAGAAGAACCAATCTTTGCGCCTGTTTGTGCGAACTTGTCGTCATATTGACGGTTCACGTTTCCAATGAAGTTACATTTTTGGTGAAGTACGCGCAGTGATTCCCGCGTAATCATCGTGGGGGTTAGAATTGAGTTAGCCATTGCTAATATCTCCTAATTAATGCTGTCTTGCAGCAATCTCTTTATTCCGCTTCTTCAACCAATCTTTGCCGCTTAACTTATCACTATCTGGCGAACTCGCCTTTGCGTTCAGTGATGGCTCTACAGCCTTAATCTTTGGCGTCGGTGCGGGTGCTTTGGACACACTGGCTTTCTTGGCAGTTGCACTAACTTTTGCTTCCAGGCGACCTATCTCCCTAGCCATTGCTAGTGGAGGCATACGGCTTATAGCGGCAGACTCGGACTCATTCTTGCCTAAATAGTACAGAACCTGTGGGCCTACATCTGACTCCTGAATGACTGAAACCATATCGTTGGATATTTTCAACTGTGGGTTTCTGGTAACACTCATATAGTCATCTGATGACTTTACAAATTCTGCCTCTTTAGACTGAAAATCAGCCTGTTTACGGCCCTCACTCTGCTTATGTACTTGCTCTTGAACAGTGCGTGTTGCTGCCTCTGTTGCTTGATCCATAACATACTGAGTGTATTTAGCCTCGTCATACTCAAAGTCTGCCAATGTTTTGCCAGCTTCCATTGCGGGACGTTGTTCTGGTTGTTCAGGGCGTTTACTCTGCGCCTGATCTTTCCAGTAGTCTCGATCCCGTTCTGTCTCTCGCCTTAACTTGGTTAGCTCATCTATCCTGCCTTGAACTCCGTCCTTGCTGTCCTTTTTCGATGGTGATGAGTCATCAGGTTTTGCCTCTTGCTCTACCTTTTCTTCACCGGCTTCGGTCTTAGCTTCTTCTGTGATTTCGGCATCCGCCTTCACTTCGGTTACTTCAACTTCATCGGCTACTGGTGCATCTTGTGCTTCTTCAGTCATTGCGCGTGTCTCCACGATATTTTAGCCCTATGAGCCTCACAGGTAAGGTAATACCTATTAGTTTATGCTTTTTAATAGTTTTAGTCTATATAAGTCATTATTGACTCAGTTAGTCTCATCCTCTCTCATCATCATTGCACCTAGTAAACCTGCTGGGATGGGGAGTAGTTTGCTGTATTTAGCTTTATCCTTATCAAATGTTGTTAGATCAAGAGTCTCTGATATATATTTGCCTGCTTTAGTTGAGTCTGTTGTAACCACCCCATCATAACCGTGATCAATTAATGCTTGACTCAACTCTTTACCTGTCTTCCCATCAAACTTATCACTTAATGTTTTTTTCCAACCAAGTGAATCATTAGGTATAACCAAAGGGTTTTTAAACGTTAATTCCCCTGATTCAAAATTTCCATAATCAGGTGTATTAATATCTCTTGTTTGTGTCACAAACCTACCTGATGGCTCATAACCTCTGCCATAAGGTGAGCTTTTATCAGGGATGCCAAATATATCAGTAGCTGATTCTTTGTTATGAATATAATTAAATGTTACCGGCTTGCCAGTTTTAAATAATATTCCATCTTGAGTTACTTCATCCATTGGGATGTCAGCACTCATTTCAAAAGCTGAAGGATTATAACCCCATTCATTTATACTATTGCCATCAGTATGCAAAGTCGATGCTGGTACTTTTTTACTGATAATTTTATATTTGCCGTTCAATGCAGACAATCCATGCTGTTTAGCATAGTTTCTACTAAGCGTTACCCAGTCATTGTTATTAATGCCTAGTTTATCAACTGGAGTATCTGCCATTTCCTCAAGTGCTGCTCTCCTATCCCATGCATCATTATACCACTCTGACCCTACCAACCCATTAGTCTCTGCCGCTGGTACATTGCCGCGCCTTTGATATGCCTTCATGTGTTTTTCTAATTCAGCTAACTGCTCTGATGGCTGTTTTTCATAAGGTACAGCCCTATAAACTGTCACCATTCCTTTAGGATTATTTTTTAACTGATTAATAACACTTAATGACTGCATATCTGAAACATCATCACCAGTACCATAATACTGCAACCCATGTGTATAAATATCATCAGGAAATATATCAGACATATTATCTAATGAGCTTAAACCCATTTTCTCAGGAGCTGTATGCTGTCCTCTATAATCATCTACCCTTGAGGCTTCATCCATTGGGATGTCGGCACTCATACTCACATCATCACCAAACCTCAATATCTGCTCATCTATTGGAACATCATAGTTTTGATAAAATGGATAGTTAGCCCTGAACTCTGGTGTCATGTTCATGCGGTCTTGGACTAGACGGGCTTCTGATTCGCCAGCTAGTGATTTATATTGCTGATATGGATCAAGCTTTTGATTTATTTTATCTAACTCCATAATTTTATTTCTTGCCGCATCAAAATCGGCTGTTTGCAACTCATTGAGCGCGTCATTTATCTTTTCATATTCCTGTGGGTTTGACTTTTTTAGCTTTATTATTGCTTTTATATCACCTTTGGCAGATTCAACCTGTCTTGCAAAATCACTATTCAATGTTTTATATAGGGAGGTATTATGATTGTTCGCGTCCGTGACGTCTCTAAAACTAAACATCTCAGGACTTCCACCCCTAGCCATGCCTTCTCGCTGCTGGATGGCGTGTTGGAGTTCGTGGAGTGTGGTTGATCTTGAGTTATCATCAGAACCCCTGACAAACATCATTCCGTCATCTATATCCCCCATAAAGGAGCCTGTTCCATATCCATCCTCCGCTTTATTCATCACGTTTATTCCCTTTGCTTCAGGGTAATTCATATACGCCCGTGGGTGATTTAAAGACTCGCCTAGTTTTACCTCAATCGGTGAACCTCCACTTTCAGGGAAGTTTTGCATATTCATCGATGATGTAGAATCATCAATCTCAAACCTCGGAACACCATCAGGATGATCTAACCACCAACCTGTCTCCTGAAATATATCATCAGCCTTTGAGCCTTCATCCTTCATGGCTCTGGCGGTTAGTAATTTATCCATGTCTGCATTCTTGGCTTTAGGGCCTGCAATCATGCCACCCTGACCGAACTTGCCCCTATTCAGACCACGTTGTGCATTACGGTATATATCCAGCATTCCAAGTATTGAGCCGGCAAGAGGGACTGTCCCTGCGACCTCTAGACCTAGCTCACCACCATGCTGCATGAATGCCTGATTGTAAGCCCTGGGGTTGAACTCGTTATTGACAATAGCATTCTCTACACCTGGTAGATTACCCATCAGATTAGCGGCTCTCTGTGCGCTCCGTATCTCACCTGTGACGGGCAATATATCAAGAGCCATTTTACCCCTGCGCTCAGGAGTTAAGGCGTTGAGGACGCTTGCAGCCGGACTCTCCTCGATTCCTTGAGATACTAAAGCGTTTCTACTCTGTGCTAACTCAGCCTCCAGAAATGGATTCATCTGTCTCCTCATACACAGGTATGGCTTCTAACTTGCCGTTAACCCGTTGTGATGTGATCTTAACGATCTTGGGCTTATCTGCCTCTTCCTGCTTGATCTCATCCAATGTTGTTAATGCGTACTCGTT